TAGCGTGGATTACAGGTACATCGGTAAGCCCAGCTTCAATACAAGCCTTTAATCTCATATTGCCACCAAGTACCATATTGTTTTCATCAATTACTATTGGTCTTAACTCAAGCATTTGGGGGAAATCTTGGATTGACTTAACAAGTTGTTTAAACTTAATATCCTTTATAATTCTAGGATTGTTTGGGTTTGGTTTGATTTCGTTGATTAACATTATCGGTTCTTTGTTGGTGTTCTTATAGATGCTGATTTAACAACATTATTTATAATTAGATTATTGTAGCCAATTTCTTTTTTACACTTGCATTTGATGGTGTGTTCCTTTATGGAACTTTGCCAAACATAGTCCTCAATAATTATTCCACATTTGCACTTGTATTCTCTTTTACAAAATGTATCTTTCATTATCCTTGTCGGTTATATGGTTTTGTTGGTTTGTCTTTCGGTCCGTTACTTTTTTTGTACTTACCTTTTTTTCTTGTGCCAAAGTTTACCTTACCAGCTGCGTTTAGTTTAGCCATTACTTATATTTTTCAATTAGTTCGTTTAATTCAGTCCTTGACCATTTCTTTATGAGCCTGTGTTGGCTTTCTAGGTGCAATACCATTCGTTCCCCTATCTTATCAATTAGGTTTCTGCGATAGCCTATCAGGTGGAATTGGTCAAAGCCGTTGCAAGATTTACATTCTCCGTTTACATTGTACTCATCAAATCTTAATGCTGAACTACCCTTAACAGGAACATAATGCCCAGCATCCATATATTCAAAATCCTTTACCTGACCGCAACTAATACAAGTAAAATATCCATCTTGACTATCTCTAGTCCTAATGTAGCGGTTAAATATTTGTTGAGCCTTTGCGGTTAATCTTGGGATAGTTTGTAAAGCCATAATGCAAAATTAGGGTTTTATAGTACGAAAAACAACTATTCGGTCTTTATGGGTAAATCGTTTCTTATTGACAGGGTTTAAGGATTGTTTAATTTGGTATTCATTTACTCCTGTTATTCTTTTAGCGTAGGATATGGATTTAAATATTATTTCTTGTTTATTGTCTAGGTATATCATTCTCACAGGTTGTGCGTTTTCTGCTCCGTTCATATAATTAAAGTCAATTGTTTTTTAAGGTCTAATTCATCAATAACATCATTCAAATCAATAATATCAATTTCGTATAAATCTGCCTTTGTTTCAAATGTTGTTCCGTTACTCCTTTCTCGTATTGTTCCTTTAGGATAATACTTTCTTTTGTTAATAAATTCTTGTTTTGTTACCCAGCCACAAATTGTAAGTACTTTATTTGATTTGTTATAACTGCAAAATATGTAACCTTCAGGATTAAAATAGTCCTGTAATGCAATAAAGTTATTTGTATAATTAGGCTTTACGCTTGTAGTTCTGCCCATTGTTTTTACATCTAAACTTATTGAGCCAAAAATATTGGTATAAACTATATCAATTCCATTATCAAATCCATCATTTCCGTTTATATGTCCTAATTGGAATAATTCCATTACTACACTTTGACCAATAATACCTGTCAGTTGTTGTTCTTTATTACCATTTGCAGTATATCTTTTACCAAAATTATATTTATCAATTTGTTGTTCGCAATGTTCTATAATGCTATTTTTTACTTGAATATCAAACATTTTTTAATAGTCGTTTTAATTCGTAGTAAATGTCAAATGTTACCAATATGGTAATGGCAAGGATAAAGCCTATAAATATCCTTGTAAATTCAATTGTCAGTTTAAACAGTTCTTTCATAGTTGGTTATTGTAGTGCATCATTAATGAATATTTTTTACATTGCTGGGTCATTGTTTCATCGTTAATTAACATATCATTTGCTTTTTTCGCCTGTGCCAAAAAGAATAATCTAACTTTTGCCTTTATATCATCTCCTTGTTCTTTTGATATTTTAATCATTTTGCGTTTCCACATATAATCAAATACTTGGTGATTAATAAATCTAAAGTCTTTTCTAGTTGATTTATCCCACCATTCCTTTTCATCCTTAATTGCTTGTTCCTCATCAATGTAATTGTGAGCAGTTGGCTCAATCTTTGGTTCAATCTTTTGCCTTACCTGTACTGCTATCTTTTTGTATGCAGACATTACTTCACCGATTAATTTAGGGTTAAAAATTATATGTTTTTCAACTGATAACTTATCTGCTGCTAACATTTCAAATGCGGTTTTTAATTCCTTTAGTTTGAATATTCCGTAATTATCCATTACAAAATCTACAATAAATTCAAAGTCATCCATTGCTGGTGTTTGTGTTCCGCTTAATTGTAAACAGGTTTTAAGTACCTCTTTTACTTCTATTTTTGAGCATTTACTAATACTCATTGAATTAATTGCCTCGTATATTTTAACCTCGTATTTATCGGTTAATTTATAAGCTATTTCGTTTTTGGGCTTCTCGTTCAGCATAAGAGAGTTGCTGATTTGGATTAGTTCGTTTTGCATTTGGGTTATAATTTTTATCTATTAATTTTCCTTCCGTTAAATCTCTAGCCATCCAATTTTTTGCGGTGGCTATCCAGTCTTTCTTTTTTTCGCCTTTAGAATCCGACCAATTTTTAATGACCTCAAAATAGTAATTGAAGTTAGCAATTTCATATTGAGTTCCAATAAATGATTGTTCAAATTTTTCAATAGTATTTACATCACTATCTACAAAAAGGGTTGTGCCTACTACTTTCCTTTTATTTACTTTAATTTCCTTTTCTTTTATTTCCTTTCCTTTACTTTCCTTTGCATTACCCTCCCCAATAGCCCCCCTATTACCCCACCTATTATTTGCACCTGCTTTACCACTTTCACTTAACTTTAATCGCAGTTCTAAATGTTGGGCTAATCTTTCCGACCAAAACTCGCCTGAATCAATTGTAAATAAGCCAAAATTCATTAATACCCCATTGACTTTTACATCAGTGCAGTGCATTTGCATAGCAAGTACAGGGATAAGTTCAAGGGGTAATTTGCCTCCAGCGTTGGCTAATTGTTCAATTAAATACCAATAGATACCATAGCCTTCCATTCCTAATTGATGCCTTAAAAAAAGGACTTTTGTATCATTTGCAGCGTTATAATCGTGGCTGAAATAATATGTATTACTTTTCATAAATAAAAAAGCCCTCGGAATTGCTGGTAGTTGCAGTACCAACGCATCTTTGGGCAATAAGTTTACAATAGAATCTGCAACATTCTTAAACAAAAATACTAAACATTTACCACATCCTCAAAACTTTGTATGGCTTTAAAAATCTCATAAGCAACCTGTGGAACTATTGCGTTTCCGTATGCTTTAATTGATTCGTTTTTCCATTTAGAAAAGGTAATATTGTCCAATTCTTTGGGAATCCCATCATCTCCTCCACAAAGAGCGGATTGAGTTGGGAAGTTCTCCCATCCTTTTGCTTCCATCCTTGATTCGTATGAATATAAATGTTGCGAAGCATTGATGACCTGTTTATTCCCCCTTTGCTTATCATTGCATTTTTGCTGTATGCTCCCTTGAAATCCGTTGCTGTTGGTGTTGGCAACATTCCTTGCCTCGCTAATTTTGTTAATGACATTTGATTCTCCGTTGGTGAACCTGTTAATTTTGTTCCCTCCGATGCTAATGGAGTGGGCAATAAACCAAGTTCGTTCTCTTTTATGTGGTGCGTTTTTGCCACAAGCTGGAAGTATATACGCTTGTACTTCGTACCCCTGATTTTCCAAGTCAGTTTGCACTTCCTCGAATACCAACCCCCCCCCCCAATTAACAATTCCGAGTACATTTTCGCCCACGACCCAAGTTGGTTTAACTTCTTTAATTGTTCGCAGCATTTCAGGGAATAAGTGTCTTTCATCTTCTTTACCAAGTCGCTTTCCTGCACTTGAGTATGGCTGACAAGGAAATCCTCCTGATAATACATCAATTTGCCCTGCGTGAATTGAGAAATCGGTTTTTGTGATGTCATTGTAAGATTTTGAATTTGGGAAATGGTGGGCTAAAACTCTTTGACCAAATGGATTCCATTCGCAATGGAAAATGTTTTCCCATCCCATCCACTCGGCTGCCAAGTCAAACCCACCTATTCCGCTAAATAATGATGCGTGTGTCATTTATTAATTTTAAAATGGCAAATCTTCAGCATCTTCTAATTCTTGTTTGTTTTGTGCAAATTCTTTCTTTGCCTCCCAAACATACTCCTTCCCATTTCCGCAATATTCCTTTTTGGCTTTCTCTGCCCTTTCAGTTGCGGTTTGTCCGTTATAAACTGTGTGTGTGTTTTCAAACTTATCTAACTCTTTGCGTTTCTCTACAACTATGGTAGCGTAGTGATTTCCGTTTTTGTGCTGGGTAAATTTAATGTCCTCTTTTTTTAGATTTAATACTATCATTTTATTTGTTTTGGTGTTTATTAATTTGTTCTTCTTCTATTTGATTTTCGGTTTGCCTGTCAGCTTCCAGCTCATCCTCATCTTCCCAATCGCAATGTTCAAGGCAATCAGGACAAATTCCTATTTCAGTCATATCGGTTTCTGCTCCGCAGCAAGTACTAATTGGCATATTCTTCAAAGTTTTCGCTAAAATCACTTGTTGATTTAAATGGTTTTGGCTGGGTTAATAATGGGGTTAACATTTCAGGGTAATGTTTTGCCTTGTATTCCTTTAGTTTGGCTTTTGCTTTTCTAATTTCGGTTAAATACTCATTTTTCCAAAATCTATGACAGGATTCAAACTTCCACTCATAGTAAGCAATGTTATCCCTTAATTTTTCAAGTTTAGCATCTATCATAAAGTTGATTGTTTGGTTTTAAATATTTCTTTTAATTCAGGGCTATTGTTTACTAAATCCATATTGTATGAATATAGCGTTTTAAGTTCCGTTTTTGATACGCAAAGGTCAACGGCTAACTCTACATCCAATTCAGTAAGATGTGCCTTTAAATAGGCTGATTCATCTGCTTGTTGCATTTCCTCGCTGGTGTATATTCCTGACAAATCCTGTGGGTATGCTTTTCTCAAAGCTAATGCCTCTGCAACCTTACCTAGCATAATATGTGGTTTTGCCCATAAGCCCATCGGTTTGCCATCCTTATCAAATTGGCAATACTCTGCTAAATAAGCAACTCCAACTGATGCTTCAAAGCGAATGTCATTGTGAAATCTAAATACTGAAATCTTACACGAAATTAAATTACCATTTTCATAAGTAAATAACGGCTCGGATTGTCCACCATAATTCCCTGACCTTTCCGCAATTACACGGAATCCATCAATAGATGTTTGGATGGTCATTCTTTTACCGCCTTTACTCCAGCGGTGAATACAATAAATCTGCCTTGAAAGTGCATCAAGCCCTGTGCGTTGACATTGATACAAAAATAACTTAAGTTCCTCTTGGGTTGCTTCAGGTGCAATTTGCGACCTAATTAACTCAATTTGCTCCTTTGTGTAAAGGATTTTGTTTGTTTGTTTTTCTACTTGATTGTTCATAACTAATGGTTTAGGATGTAAAATTAATACTTTGTTTGTTGATAACCAAATTAAATTAATATATTAATGTTAATAAGGTCTTTTTCTAGGCTATCATCGTAGGGGTGGGTAATGTCGTTTTGGATGCAAGTAATTGAATGAATTACTGTTGTATGGTCTCTATTCATAACCTCCCCAATGTCGCTTAATACCATCCTTGCCTTTGTTCTTAAAAGGAACATTATCACTTGTCTTGGTTTTACTATTTTACGCTTTCGGCATTTCCCTTTAATATCTTCTATTGATACCCCATAGTAATTGGTAACTGTTCTTAATATATCGTTAGCCAATTGTTCCTTTTCGCTCTTGCTCATCCGCTGCTTTAGTACGCTGGGTACTATCCAATAATTCATTTAATTCAATTTTAAGTTTGGTAATTTGTTTTCTTAACATCTCGTTTTCTAATTCCAAGATGTATATTTCCTTCATCATATTGCCTTTGGTGTTGTCTATGTAACTCATTGTACTCGGTTTACAGGTAATATAAAATTCTCGGTTATGTCGTATAGTTCAACAACCAACCAATAATAAGACTTTAGGATTCTCTTTTGAATGTCGTTTAATTCCGCTAATCTTATCAGGTAATTGTTTTCGTGGGTAAATAACCTTACATTATCATAACTCCCAGCTGCCCTCCATTCTGCTAATAAACCCTCCTGTCTTGCTTGTTCGCCTTGTGCTTTTTTTAGTAATTCAAGTAAACAGGTTGCTCTTTGGTGTAGTTTTAATTGTCTGCCTTGATAGTCTAGTTTCATAGTTTATAGTTTTTCATAATAAAGTTGAACAATAATTGATACCAATTTGCTGGGTGCTAAATACATTTTCTTTGCTTCGGCATCCACTTTCTTTTTGATTGATTCAGGTAGCCTAATGCAGACCACCTCTTTTTTTTCTACTTTCATTGTTTGGGTTTAAAGGTTTTGTAAATAAGCACACATCATAAATGCAACGACTAAAATAACGATAGCCTGAAAGTTGCGGTTTTGTTCTTTGTTCATAGTTTATAATTTAATGATTGATAAAATGATTTGATTGTTGGCAAGGTCAATGGTGCGGAATTTCACAAGGAAAAACTTTGAGCCATCAATTTCGTAGTCAAGAAATAAATTGTCTCCAGCTTGTGCAATGAATTGTGCATTGTAGGGATAAAAATTGTTTTCATAGATTAATACTGTTTTCATAGATATTGTTTTTTGGTTTATTTATTTAATTTAAATTTAGATTTAACACCCAAGAATTGTGAATACACGGATAATGAAACTATTTTGCCTGTTGTATAATTATAAAGAGCATCAATAACTTCTCCATCATAATCACCATCCAAACAGGTCATTATTAAGCAATTAATGTTTTTATATTCCACTTTATCAGGATGTGGGCAGTCTAAATAATCTTGAAAATTATTTTGATTAGCTGCTTTAATAAGATTTTGAATGTTCATATACTTTGGTTTTGATTTTAAAATATGTGCGTTGGTCAGCCGCACCCCTG